GCGAACTTACAATTTTATGATGGTATGCCAACAAGTGACATACAAGAAATTCTAGTAAGAAGTGCTAACGATTTAATTAGTTTGGATAACCCAAACTACCAGTATGCTGCAGCAAGACTATTAAGCTATGGTGTAAACAAAGATGTATTTGGCGAGTACAATGCAATTACACTACAGAAAAACATTGAACTTAACATTGAGCGTAACGTATATGATCCTGAGATACTTGAAAAGTATACAACAGATGAAATTGCTACACTTGACAGTTATATAAGACATAAGCGTGATGAAAACTTTACCTACGCAGGGTTACGTCAAGTAGTTGACAAATACCTTTGCCAGGATCGTTCAAATGGACAAATATTTGAAACTCCCCAGTTTATGTATATGATGATTGCGGCAACATTGTTTGCTAACTATCCAGCAGATACACGTATGCACTACGTAAGGAGATACTACGATGCGACCTCACTTTTTAAAATCAATATTCCGACCCCAGTTATGGCAGGTGTCAGGACCCCTGTACGACAGTTTGCAAGTTGTGTTCTTGTTGACAGTGATGATACTCTTGACAGCATTTTTGCTAGTGATATGGCTATTGGCCGCTATACAGCTCAACGTGCAGGCATCGGCATCAACGCTGGCAGGATACGCGGAGTCAACGCAAAGATACGTGGCGGAGAAGTGGCGCACACTGGTATCATTCCTTTCTTAAAGAAGTTTGAAAGCACAGTACGTTGTTGTACACAGAATGGGGTACGTGGCGGTAGTGCTACTACGCACTTCCCGTTTTGGCATCAAGAGATTGAAGACATCCTTGTACTAAAGAACAACAAAGGTACAGAGGACAACAGAGTACGTAAACTAGACTACAGCATACAGTTAAACAAAACTATGTATGAAAGGTTGTTATCTGGTGGTGATATTACTCTTTTCTCGCCACATGAAGTTCCGGGATTGTATGAAGCATACTTTGGTGATGCAGACAAGTTTAAAGAGCTTTATGAAAAGTATGAACGTGCTACAAGCATTAAAAAGAAAACTATTCCTGCAATGGAATTGTTTAGTGCATTAGTAAAAGAACGTGCAGAAACAGGGCGTATCTACATTATGAATGTAGATCATGCTAACACACACAGTTCGTTTAAAGATACAGTTTACATGAGTAACCTGTGTCAAGAGATTACATTACCTACAAAGCCACTTAACCACATTGATGATCCAGAAGGTGAAATTGCATTGTGTATTCTAAGTGCTATTAACGTAGGTACACTAAGATCATTAGATGACTTAGAAGAACTATGTGAGCTGGCTGTTAGAGCATTAGAAGAAATCATTGACTATCAGAAGTATCCAATTAAAGCGGCAGAAGTTAGTACAAAGGCAAGACGTTCACTAGGTGTAGGCTACATTGGATTAGCACACTATCTAGCTCGTCAACATGTTAAGTACGAAGACAAAGAAGCATGGACACTAGTACATGACTTGTCAGAAGCGTTTCAGTATTACTTGCTTAAAGCCAGCAACACTTTAGCGCAGGAACGAGGAGCATGTGAATACTTTAACCGTACTAAATACTCCGACGGCATTCTTCCTATTGATACTTACAAGAAAGATGTCGATGATGTAGTAAAAGGAAAGTTAAATTATGATTGGGATAGCCTACGTTCTAGCATACAGGAACACGGACTTAGACACTCGACATTGTCCGCACAGATGCCATCGGAGAGTAGCAGCGTTGTGTCAAACGCCACAAACGGCATCGAACCACCTAGAGGCTACTTGTCCACTAAAAAATCAAAGAAGGGGCCTCTTAAGCAGATTGTTCCCCAATACCAAACTCTAAAGAACCACTACAGCTTGTTATGGGATATGCCTAACAACACAGGATATATAAATATTGTTGCTGTGATGCAGAAGTTCTTTGACCAAGCTATAAGCGGCAACTGGAGTTATAACCCTACGCACTTTGAAAACAATGAAGTGCCTATGAGTGTTATGATTGGTGACTTACTAAACACCTACAAGTTAGGATGGAAAACTAGTTACTATCAGAACACTTATGATTACAAAACAGATCCAAGTGAACTGGAAGATGAAGAAACACAAGTAGAATTACCCATGGGCGCCGAAGAAGATGAAGAAGCCTGCGAAGCATGTGCAATTTAATTCTTGACAAACAAAAGAAAAGATAGTAGCATTGCTACATAGGATAAGGAAAGTTTAAAATGGCAAAGACAGTATTCAACACTGATAAGGTTGACTTTACAAAACAAAATATGTTCTTCGGAGCAGATCAAAACACACAACGATATGATGTATTCAAATTTCCTGTGTTTGATAAATTAAATCAAACCATGCTTGGATACTTTTGGAGACCAGAAGAAGTTTCATTGCAAAAAGATAGAGCAGACTATGCTAACTTCCGCCCTGAGCAGAAGCACATCTTTACAGCAAACTTAAAATATCAAACACTACTTGACAGCGTACAAGGACGTGGTCCATGCCTAGCATTTTTGCCGCATGTATCATTGCCTGAGCTAGAAGGTTGTATTGTTACTTGGGACTTCTTTGAAACTATCCACTCACGTTCGTATACACACATTATGAAAAATGTGTATCCAGACCCAAGTGAAGTATTTGATACTATCTTAGACGACAAAGAGATTCTTAAACGTGCAGAAGCTGTTACTAAGAACTATGATGCATTTACAGAAGCGGCAGACGCTTACAATCATCGTGGTGAAGGTAGTATGCTAGATGTCAAAAAGAAACTCTACTTGGCTATGATGAACGTAAATATCTTAGAAGGACTTCGTTTCTATGTAAGTTTTGCATGTACATTTGGTTTTGGCGAACTAAAACTAATGGAAGGATCAGCAAAGATTATTTCATTAATTGCACGTGACGAAGCACAACACTTGGCACTTAGCACACACGTTCTTAAGAACTGGGCTAACGGCAAAGACGATCCACAAATGGTTAAGATTGCTAAAGAGTGTAAAGAAGAAGTGTACGAAATGTGGCGTACTTGTGTAGCAGAAGAAAAGGCATGGGCGGAGTACTTGTTTAAAGATGGTTCAATGATTGGACTTAATGCAACACTACTTAATCAGTATGTAGAGTATATTGCTAACAGACGATTAAAAGCATTAGGATTAGATGCAATCTTTGACCAACCTGTAAACACTAACCCATTACCGTGGACTACACATTGGTTGAGTAGTTCAGGCTTGCAGGTAGCCCCACAAGAGACTGAAGTAGAGTCTTACGTTATTGGCGGTATTAAACAAGACGTAAGTGAAGAGTCACTTAAAGGATTTAGTTTATGACAAATATTGTAGTATGGAGCAAACCGCAATGTCCGTTTTGTGACAAAGCAAAAGCAAAATTAGATGCAATGCATATTAACTACGAAGTTAAGATGATTGGCACTGATGTACAGTTAGAAGATTTATTAGAGGCTGTACCAGGAGCAAGGAGTGTACCACAAATACAAATCAATGGTGAGAACATTGGTGGCTACACAGATTTATTAAAATATATTGAAGACACCAACTTCAATGGCACAGGACACACATTATAATGTTACTTAAAAAACCAACCGCTGTCGGAGATGTTATTTCATTAAAACTCTCAACAGGCGAAGAAATAATTGGAAGACTAGAAGCAGAAACTGACACTGGCTATGACATCAAAAAGCCAATGGCTATTGTTATGGGTCAGCAAGGACTTGCTCTAGCACCTTATATGTTCAGCACAACAAACGACCAAGTTATGACGTTCAAACAAACAAACGTAATGACAACAGGCTCGACTATTGAAGAAATTTCAAAACAGTATGTTGAACAAACTACAGGCATTGTAACTTAGATGCCTGGTATTAGTCGTAACAATGATACAGCAGGCGGAGATTTAATTCCGAGCCAAGCAACTGTATTCGCAAATGGCGAACTAGTCATTGTTAACGGCGACGATGTAGAAGGTCACGGGTCAGGCGCTCATGCCGGACCAACTATGATAGCAGGTTCTAACAATGTATTCATTGGCGGAGTTGCTGTTGTTAATGCAGGTGACCTTGCTACATGTGGCGATGCCGCAACAGGTAGTGCCAACGTAAAAGTTGGCGATCCAGCCTAAACCACTTTTAACACCCCTTAAACGCAGATCTATTAAATAAATTTGTAACTATAATACAGGAGAGCATTATGGCAACACATGAAGAAATTGTACAAGCATACAATAACTACTTGGCAGAGCATGCAACTTTCGAAGAGAAAGGTGTAAAGGCGGCTGCAACAAGAGCTAGAAAAGCACTTGGCGATTTAGGTAAACTAACTAAAGATCGTAGAAAAGAAATCATTGAAAAGAAGAACTCAATGTAATGAGTGGTCAGCGGCGATGGCTTAAATTTTGGGCCAGAACTGTTGGTATGCCAATAGGTGTAACTGACGAAGACAAACCAGAGTTCTTACCCATCACCCAACAAGAAGTACGGAGAGCACTAGCATTCCGTACTTTTTGGATTGTACTACACATAATAACGTGTCTAATGATCATAGCAGGAAATGCGAAAGCATTATTTTTTAGTTAGCCAAAAACAGTAAACTGATTTTTACTAATTTACTAAATAATCTTTGCGTATGATATAGACGCGACAATAATAAAAAAAGGAATGTTTTATGAATAAACTATTATTATCAATAGTAGCAGCGACCTTTATGGCTGTACCAGCATTTGCCGATGACTTCGACAAAACTGGTGTAAGCGTAACGGCTTCAACAGGTAATTTATCTTTTGGCTACGCAGCAGGAACACACGCTGACTTCGCAGATGGCGCAGATGTGTTTACACTGAGCAACGCAGGCCCAGTAGCTAATGTTGGATTACAATTTATTAGCAACGGCTCAACAGATGATTACAGATTGAATCTATCTAAAAGAGCTGACCTTACATTACTTAATCTAAATGTCTATGGTGTTGCAGAAGCACACTATGATTTTGGTGATTCATTTGCCAATGACAGATTAGTATTAAGTCCGTATGTAGGTATCGAAGCACCAGTATTTGGCGTAACGCCATATGTTGAAATAGGCTACGATGTTAGTTCATTAGAAGGCGACTTCTTAGATTTTAACAATCAAGATAGTTATGCGGCTGTTGGTGCTAGAATGTCTATCAGTGAAAGCGTTGAGTTAAACGCACAGATCCTAAACAAAATGGATACTGATTTTGACAACACAGATAGAGAATTTGTAGTAGGGTTCAACATTAAGTTGTAATTTACCACAAAGTTCTATTTGAATTAAAGAAGGCGCATTTATTGCGTCTTTTTTTATGGCTAAATAATATGGGCATATAATTATAAGAGAGGGCAAGTATGTACGAATATAAATGTAAGGTGTTACGTATAGTAGACGGAGACACTGTTGATATAGATATCGATTTAGGGTTTGGTATATGGATGCACAGAGAACGTGTTCGTATAATGGGCATTGATACTCCTGAATCAAGAACAAGAGACAAAGTAGAGAAAACATTTGGACTGGCGTCTAAAGCAAGACTCAAAGACATGTTACCAATTGGATCAACACAAATACTTAAAACAGAAATTGATCGAA